TATCATCCCGATATGGGGCGGAGGGTCGACTTCAAGCTCAACCATCGTGGTATCGGTATCATGCTCAACTCGTTCGAGATGATGGAGGCGCTGCGCCCGTTTGGTGAAGAGATTAAGCTGAGGGCCGAAGTTATGGCTCCGGTCTACAAAGGTGAATACTACGGCGTTGCCCGGGAGACGAGATGGCCGGGACGCTATAAGGCCAGCTTCCATATCCGGTCGCGCCGACATGCCGGACTGAAGGGAGACCGGGCTCAAGTCGACGTATACAACGACTCGCCGGAAGCGTTCTGGGTCGAGTTCGGGAACCGTGGCGACGAGCCGTATCACGTCCTTCATCGTGCTGCGTATGGGAGGTGGCGGTGATGGTTACGCTGACTCCGTTCCCAGACCCGGAGACGATGCTCATGTACGCGCTCATCCCGATCAACCCATCAGATTGGCGATTTGTTACTATCATCCCGGCCGGGGATCAGCCAGGCATTGTCGTTCGCATCCGGCGTTCCGGTGGCGGGAACCGTGTTATTGGACTTGACCGTCCTGTTATTGATATTGATGTCTTCGGACCTAAGTCTCAGGTTGGGACTGTGTCGGCTGCGGCACGAACCATACAATCTCAGATCATGTCGTTCGCAAGCGCGACAGTCTCGAATGGAGTTATACAGCACGCGTCCACAATAGTAGGCCCGCGACAACTTCCGGAGGTTAACCAAAACTACGTCCGTTACAACGCAACGTACGAACTGCAAACACACGCATAGGAGATGCGAAATGGCAGATGAAAAGTCGTCATCAGCGGCGACAAGAGAAGGCACCCGCAGCACCGCACACGGCGTGGCTACGTCGTATGACCTCCCGACTCTACTCACCGGCCTGCCGGCCCCGGGAACCGGCTCCTACAAGGACGATACCCTGCTCTACGCGGCCGGTGACGTCGTCGTGTGGGTCGGCCCGCCGAACAACGCCTTCCCGCCGCAGGCGTTCGAAGACCCCAGTGGACTCGCCACGACCGGCGACGGCTATCAGTGCCTCGGATGGGTGGACGTGGCCGGGTACATCTTCAAGCTCGATGAGACGATCAAGGACATCCCTGCGGCCGGCATCCTCACGCCCGTGCGCTCGATCCTCACCGGCGGCGTGAAGACCGTCCAGTCGACGTTCCTGGAGGCGCTCAACCCGTTCGTCCGAATGCTGTATGACGACGTGACGATCTTCCCGCTCACCAACTCACCGCTCAAGCCGCCTTCTGCCCCGGTCGCGCCGCTTCAGGCGAACCAGGTCAGGTACGTCATCCCCGACCCGCCCGCCGACAACCGCTACGCGCTGATCTTCGACTCGATCGACGGCGTCAAGCGGCAGCGCCTGTACGCGCCGTACGCCAAGGTTACGGCGCGCGGCAACGACCAGGCCCAGCAGGGCGACATCACGATGACGGACATGACGTTCACGTTCTACCCCGGCATCCTCGGCGGCACCACGCCGCAGAACAACGTCGTGGCCGTCCGGACCATCGACTACGGCCAGGACATGTCGGCGTTCTTCTCGTGAACGAGCCACTCAACCCTGACTGGGGCAAGGGAGCAGAAGAGCCCCAAGACGTGCCGGTCGACGTTGACCTGGACATGCTTGACGAGTCGCTGCGCAAAGAGCGCGTCGGCCAGACCATCACAGTGCGGCTGGGCGGCAAGGTTGTCCATATCTCGCACGCGAAGGACTGGTCTTCGACCGCGATGCGCGCGGCGTCGTCCGGCGACTGGGACACCTGGGCGCGGGAAGTCATCGAGGATGATGACGAGTTCGCCGTCTGGGTCGACGCCGACCTACGCAACTACCAGGTCGAGGCTGTCTTCGACGAGTGCGGTAGGCAGTCCCGAATGAACATGGGAAAATCCGGAAGGCGCTCTGGGTCACAGAGAGGTATGCGGAGGAACTAGAAGCAGACCTAGCGCGCTACTACCAGATACCGCTCACGAGCCTGGGCGCGGAACTTTCGTGGCGTAGGCTACTGGTACTCGTAGAGCATCTACCGCCGGAGGGTGCGTTGAATACCGCGATTCGCAATGCGGCGTCAGAAGCCGATCTGGCTCAGGCGACGGGCGATTCTGCGCGCGCTCCGTGGAGTACTCTTGAGACACTAGTAGCCACGCTCATTGATGAGCTGCGCAACTTTGAATGGATGTACGCTGCGGTACACGCGAAGAGTGCTCCAAAGAGGCCAGAGCCGATCCGACGTCCGGGTGCGACTGGCAAGCGTCACGGCAAGCTAATGCGTATGAGCGACATCAGGGCGCTCGACCCGCGTATGCGCAATATGAGTGACGATGAGATTCATGAACTGCTTGGTAGCCCGGCGATGAGGGAAGGTGCGTTATGGCTCGTGATGCCGAGATCGGCACCGTAACCGTCGGCGTCGTTCCTGACGCAGAGGGCATCGAGCAGAAGCTGCGCGATCAGATCGTACCTGCGGCAGAACGAGTCGGCGATGAAGCCGGCACGGAGATGTCCGACAAAATCGAAAACAAGATGGATGAGGGTGGTAAGAAATCAGCTGACAAATTTGGAGAGAAATTCAGGGCTCGCCTAAAGAAGGCACTTGACGTTCTGCCGGAAGCAAAGATTGAAGGCGACGTCACTGACGTTGACCGGAAGCTTGCGGAGGTCGCGTATGAGATTAAGTCCCTTCACGATCAGCCGCTAATCGACAAGAGAGATACGGCTCTAGCTCTCGACCAGATCATGCTCAAGGTCGCAGCCCTAAAGGCGGAAGCGGCTACTGGTATCGATATCCCGATCGATACGCGCGGTGCGCTCGCGGATCTAGATACTGCGATACAGAAGATTCGTGGCAAGGCTATATCCGGGGCACTCGTACCTGGCGGTATGTTCCCGGGAATCCCGTTTAGTGCGTCGGCTTCGCAGAAGGTTCTTGCGCAAGCCCAGCAGGCTATGGCCGCTTCAGTGCCTGGCCTGGGTATGAATGATATCTTCGTTGAGGCTCAAGCGCTTCAGGTTGCGAAGGAAGCGGCTGCGGCGGCTGCTAGAATCAAGCCGTACTCCGTTGCCGGCATTCCGCTTGCGGCTAATGAGGTACTCGGCGACATCTCCGGCGCGACGGCTCCTGCGCGGGCAAAGATGTTCTCCGTCGGCGAAAGCGGCATGGCCGATATCATCCAAGGCGTTATTGGAAAGGTAGCTGCTACTTCCTGGGACAACCCGACGTTTATCGCCGGCATGGATGGCGTCGCAAAGGCCGCCTACTCGATGTCCAAAGAGGTCGAGCTGTTCCGGAAGCCTGTTGGCGATATCGTCAAGTTCACAGGGCCTCTCAAGCTTGCTATGGATGAAGCAAAATTCGCCCGTGATTATGTTAATAGATATATAGCGGAAGATTACACCGGGCGCAGAATGTTCGTCGGGGGAACTCGGGCAAGGACTGGTGCCCTAAGTGCAACTGAAGTGCTTGAGGGAATCATTCACCCGCCGGGCGAAGACATATACGGCAAGGCAGGTTTCGCAGTCGGTGCCGATGGGGAAACGATAGCTCGTTCATTCTCAACAGAGCTTGTCAAGTTCGAGAAGCCTATGGGCGATATCGTCAAGTGGACACAAACTGCGACTGAAGAGGCTGCTAAGACCGAGAGCTGGAGAACCAAGTTCTTCAATATGTTTAGAGGGGCATTCGCTGACGTTAAGAAAATGTCCGCTGATGTTAACAGGATGGCGACGATAGCGAAGAGTGCTGCTGAGCCCGGTATCAGGAACCTAGTCGCTAGGGGCGGTTCGATGCTCGGCCGTTTGTGGGGCGGCGTTGAGGCTCCGGCCGCGACTTGGGGCGCAGGTATTCCGCAAGATGTTATCAGCGCCATGGAAACCCGCATGAAGAGTGGCGTTCCGGTCAGCGGTTCGCTAGCCGGATTTATGCGGTTCATGGAGAGTCCTGCTGCCAAGGCTATGGGCACTCCTAGCGAAGTTACCCCAGACTTCATTAGCGAAATCCAGCAGCGCATGGCGAGTGGTGTGGCGATTACCGGCGAGCTGAATAAGTTCGCTAGGTTCCTGAAGAGTGATGTCGCTAAGGCTATGACGGATGGTGGTCCAACAGGCATCACGGACGAACTGATTCGTGATATCAAAGCGCGTATGGAGACTGGCGTATCTCTTACCGGCGAATTGAATAGGTTCGCCAAGTTCATGAGGAGCGATGCTGCCAAGGGCGTCCAACAGACGTCGAAGCTGCTAGAGATGTTCGGCGCGGGCGGCGGAGACATATCCAAGCTTCACGCTCAATTCGGCAGAATAGCACCCAGTGCTCCTATTACTGAAGAAATGCTAAGTGCGTTCGGCGCGGGCGGTGGCGACGTCCAGAAACTTCTCTCGGAATTTGGTAGAGGTCCCACGTCTGCTCCTACCCGCGATTTGCTTACCGCGTTCGGTAAGGGTGGCGGAGATCTAGGCAAGCTGCTCAAGGACTTTGGGATGGGCGGCAAGGACATATCTGCGGTTCTAGGTGAAGCTGGCGGCGGCGGTGGCGGCATAGGCGGCTTCCTTGGTAAGATCGGTGGTTTCTTCGGCGGTCTGCCCGGACAGGCTGGCGGCCTACTCGGCAAGGTACCTTTCGCCGGTGGTAGTCCTTGGGCCGGGGCTGCTATTGGTGGAGGGGCTCTTGCCTCGCTCCCGTTCATAGGGCAGCAGCTTGCTGGCGGCGGCGTGCTCGGAGCGGGCGGCTTGCTGGCCGGTATGGGTATCACGGGAGCGTTCCACGGACTGTCTACTGCGACGACGCCGGCTCAGATCGCCGCCGCTCGGCAACAGCAGGTAGCGGCAACCGACCAGGTAGCCGTTGCTCAGCTCAATCTCAATAAACTACAAAAGAGTGGCACTGCTACCGCGCTACAGCTATCGCTTGCTCACCAACAAGTAGCGGCGGCTCAGGCTCAGCAGGCAACGGCATCGAAAGCACTAAGCGATGCGATAGCTAACAAGATGACGCCGGCCCAGGAAGGGATGAGCAACGCGCTCCAGACCTTCAGCAGCGACTTCGGCGATTTCATGAAGAAGATCGGTACACCGTTCGTGCCGGTAATCACGAATATTCTAAAGATGGCCGACGCCGTTGGCAAGGTAATGACTCCGGTATTCGCTAAGGCCGAGGGGATCATAGCTCCGGCCGTTCAGAATATTGCCGGTACACTTCTTAAGGCGTTGGGCCAGCCCGCCGTACAGAAGTCAATCTTGGCCGTAGCTAATGCGTTCGTTACCCTCCTCAACGCTATGTCGCCTAACATCGTTAACGGTATCGGTGCCATTGCTAACTCGATTACTAATATGGCGAATGCCGTTGCGGCTAACCCGCGACCGTTCGCGGACTTCGTCAACTTCCTGTTCGGCGTAGTCAATGCGTCGATTCAGGTAATAGCATGGCTAACTAGGGTGGCCGACTGGATCGAAAAGCAGAAGGCATTCTGGGGAGCTATCAGCAAGGGCTTCGACACGGTCATTGGCAATATCAAGGAAGTCATTCAGTGGCTAGGGCACTTCGAAGGATTCTGGAAGGGCGTATGGGCCGCCGTAAAGATTGCCTTTGATATCGTGGTCGCGGATCTAAAGTTGGAATTCACTACCATTGGTACCGTAATCAGCGTTGTGAGTGATGTGATTCATGGTCGCTGGGGCAAGATTGGATCAGATATAGCGGCAGGCGCGAAGAAGATGGTACCGGCAGTCAAGACGGCAATGGGCCAAGTGTCTAATGCCGTACTGAGTGCTCTTGGAGTACATCACGCTGCTACAGCTCAAGTCGCAACGTCGCACCACGTTGCTGTTGCTACTCACCTAACTCATACTCAAACACTCTTCCGCGCGCATGCCGAGAGTATGGCCGGTATAGCGGCGGGCAATGTGGTCGAGACAGCTTCGGCCGCTCATAAGCATGTCGCCACTCACCTAACCCATACTCAGAATCTCTTCCGCGCTCATGCTACCAATATGTCCGACATAGCGGGCGGCACTACTGCTAAGGGAGGCAGAGGCGTCGCAG